GTAAAGCTACGTAGCTCTCAGTATTATTATTAAGGGTATTCTGAGCTGCAGCGTTAGCTATTACTAGGTCAGCATTTTTAACCATTAATTTCTCTTGCTCATTAAGTACCTCTCCTAGTTTAAGGTTAGCAGCTATACGCTCCTCAAATGTTTTAGATACATCGTCCCTAATCTGTCTGAGCTGTTCTGCCTCTCTATCGTACTGCTCTAGTATTATCTTATTCTGGGCTATGGCTACCTCTGAATTTTTAGAGAGCTCTGCCTGAGCCTGAGCTGTAGCTAGTACCTCCTTACCGTACTCAGTTACTCCGTCTACCAGTCTCTCGAATCCGTCTGCCATTTTGTCGAGACTATTATCAGTACCAGTAAGAACGTCTACAAACTCTGAGCCTGCCTCCTTAGCATCTGCTAGAGCTCCTGCAAAGTCTCCTGAGAAAAACTTTTTAGCTGCACTACCTAGAAAGCCTATAACCTCTAGAGCACTCTCAAAGCGTTCTATAAGGTTATCCTTAATAAGCTGCCCTAAGTTTTTAATACTCTGTACTGGGTCTGAAAATACAGCTTTCATAAACTCTACTGCAGGGTCTATACCCTCTACTAGGAAATTAACTATATCATTCATTACCCTAGCAAATACGTTAGCAGCCGTATTAACGAAATCCATTACCTTTTGATTACGCCCGAAAGCCTCAGTTAATTTAACTACTGCAGCTACTACTAATCCTATACCTGCTGCCTTAAGAGCAGCTCCGAAAGCTACAGTTAAGACTCTAGCCTTAGATAGTGCACTCTGATAGTTTCCTATGTTCTGCTTTTGTTTCTCTAGAGCTGAGCTGTTATCTTTGATAAAGTCAGTATTCTTATCTATCTTAGCATTAATCTCAGCTATAGCTTTAGCTCCCTCCTCTGTACTGGCATTAAGTTGATTACGGACTTTACGTAGCTCTTTGTTATTTGCTGCTGCATCGTCTATACTCTTTACCTCTTTGTTAAGAGCGTCAGTATGTTTTTTCTGACTAACTGTAGTAGCCTGTAATACTTTCTGCTGAGCAGAGTACTCCTGCTTAAGGCTCTTTAGCTTAGCCTCATTTTTAATAAAGGTCTCGCTTGTCTCCTCTCCTGAGTTCTTTAGCTTTTTGTTAGCCTCAGTAGTTTCTAAGATAGCCTCCTTAGTCTCCTGCATAGAGGATACTAAAGCCTTATTGTCTATGCTTAGCTCTGCTATTTTGATTTTTTCTGCCATGATATTTAAGATGTAAAAGATTTAATTTCTATTAGTTTTGCTGTAGCTCCGTTCTCCTGTAGCTTTACTGTATCTATGTAGTAGTACCTACCTGTCTGTCTAAAGTAAATTAGCTTACCAAAGTCTACCCGTTTAAAGTCTACTATATCTAGGTCTAAGGTTACTGTAAGCTCCTTATATGTATCGAGCATAGCCTTAAGATTAGCATAGTAGTTATCAAAAAAGTACTGGTAGCTCATATTATCGAGACCTAAAAAGGGTATGTCTACAGTAACAGTAGTAGTAGCTGAGCCGAATATCTTAAAGCCTACGTCGTTAGCGTCGTACTTAAGTCTCATTAATCTAGGAGCTGTCTCTACATTTACATAGTCTACAGTATCCTCGTCATACTCCCAGATAGGAATTTTATAGAGTCTGATATTTGACAGGCTATAAGTACTAAGCTCTGGTACTTCGTAAGGGGCATTTATTATAGTAGCCTCATAAGGAGCGTTATCATTAGCTACAGCTAAAGTACCAGTTAAGTAAGGTACTACTCCTGAGGCATAAGCGTAATCTGCTAAATTATTCTGAGCATAACCGCTCTGGTATCTCTCTCCTCTTATCTTAGTTAGTTTGTCCGTCCAGTCCCTATTATTAGTCCTGTCCTCTAGTAAGCTCTCCATAGAGATAAACCTATACTCGTTAGGGTTCTCCCTCTCTCTAAGCATTATAAGCCCGTACCTCTGCAGTATGTCCTTAACAAAGTCTTTCTGTTTAAGCTCCGTACTCATGTAATCCTGTACAGAGATAAGAGTACCTCCTGAGACTGTATCTATCTGTAGAGATGTATCAGAGGTAAACTCATGAGTAAAGTATCCTGCAGGAGGAGCTCCTGATGGAGTCAGAGTATCAGAGATTAAATGTATAGAGACGATATCTCCGCTCGTTACCTCTATAGTTACGCTGCCTGTCTGAGTACCTGTACTCGCTGTAGGTAAATCGAATAAAACTTTAGTAGCTCCGTTTAACTTTAGTACCCACCTAAGACGGGTAGCATCTACTAAGGTATAGTCTACAGCATAATTAAAATTCATTGTACCTGTATAATTTATCTGTAGGTCTCCTCCTCCGTCTATAGTTACATTAGCGTCGTATCCGTCTACGCTAAATGTATGCTGCCAGTTCTTAACTACATACGTACCGTAATCTGTATTATCTGACAAAATGTCAGTATTGCTCGTACCTATGTCAGTCTCAGTAGCTCCTGAGTCTACTAAGGTAATACCTCTAGTAGCAGGTAAAACTAACTCTTTCCAGTCTGCTGTACTAAAAAAAGCTCCTGTATATGTTAGTCCTGCCTCTGTAAATATCCTATCCCAGATAGTATGAGCAAATACGCTAACTCCATGACTATCCATATCATTAGGGTTAAGTAGCTCCTGCTTATCAAAATCTCCCATAGCATAGATATACCCTGACAGATTACCAAAGCTAGCCTCTACAGTAGCAAAGTCTAGTATATGATTTTCTGGGCTAAAGTCTAAATCTGAGATAACCTTATTACCTAGCAGTCCTGCAAAGTCTATAATCCCGTCATAGATAGCTATCCTGTATGAGTCCTCTAAGGTCTCTATTATCTGCAGGTATCCATCTACTACGATATAAGTACCCTGTATGATATAATCACAACGTAAGGAGCTGTAAGGTACTAGGGAGTTATTACCCATAGTACCAGTCATACCTAATAGCCTCTGATTTTTACCTGTTCTAGGTATAAGGATACTATTAGAGCTGCTGCTATTCCTAGTAGATATATCAGCTAGGCTAGCTACTCTCAAATTAAAAGCTATCTTATTGCTATGGATAAGGTCTAAGTCCTCTCCGTTTACTATTATACGTCTAGCCATTATAGTACAGGGGTTATAAGTTCTGGTAATTCTATTGTAAGCCTAATCTCATTAAGCCTCTTTTTATTCGCATAAGAAAATCCTGAGGTAACTTTAACATCTATAAAGTTAGCATCTTGGAAAGCCTCGAAAGCGTTATACATCTCTACAGCAGGAGAGCTAAATAAATCCCTTAAATGGTTAGCCTCGTTAGCGTCTACTACAGCTCTAAGGTCTAGAGTACGTACTCCTTTGTATCCAGTACTAAGACTCGGAGCTACTTGGTCAGGTACATTATTAAATACGTTAGCGGATATATTACCTAGCTCCTTAGCTTTAATATTGTCCTTATAAAACTCATCAAACAGAAAATAAGAGTATCCTCCTGCATGGTTAAACCATCTTAAATAAACTCCGCATTTGCTAGGTACTTTCTTAATGTTTAGATTTACCTCTGCTACAGCGTTTACGTCTAGCTCTAATCTATTGAGCGTATCAGTAAGAGGTAGGTAGCTCTCGCTAGTCCAGTTCTCTGTACCTTTATCTATCCAGACTCTTTGACTCGCAGTACTGGCTATTACTACTGCAGCCGTTACGTCTGAGGTATTAAGGTTTCTAAATATTAGAGAGTCTGCTGCTGTCATCCTCTGAAACTCAAAGGAGAAAGGATATCCCTCAAAGTAAGTAAGCCAGTAATCTACTCCGTTAGCGTTTCTATGCATTAGCTGAAAGCTGTTAGCATGGATAGGGTCATCTATCTGCTTTACCCCTCTAATAAATGTATAGGTAGGGCTAGTACTATCATTAGTAGTAGTATTATAAGTCCTGATAATTACAGGTAAACTAAGATATCCGTAAGGGAAAGCCTCCGTCCAGTTTACAGGGTAGGTATCGTCAGGGTTTCTAAAGCCTGCAGTATTGATTAAAGACTTAACTACGTCCTTAAGATTAAATACATACTCTCCTCCTACCTCAGGATAGACTGTAAATATCTCATTACTTAAGGCAGCTATCTCTATCTCTGCTTTAAAGTTATCTACTAGGTTAGACTCAAATACTAGATAGGAGTCATTGTAAGCAGGATATAATCCTGTAGGAGCTTTGTTAATTGTAATAGCCATTTTATTATAAGTCTTTAGTTAATAGTTTCATCTCTGCAGTAATCTCATCTATAAAAGCCTGCAGGTTAATTATAGATATCCTGTCTAGTATTTCCTGTATACGCTCAGGAGTTACTATCTCCTCATATATTTTAAAATGATAAATCTCATTAGTACCTTGTTTACCTATGTTAAAAGCTATGAGCCTAGCTAGCTGACTAACTGTCATACCATCTATAAAAGGCTTAAGCCCTCTGTCCTTTACCCATTTAAGGATACGTTTTATAGGAGGCATTTTACCTGCAGCCCTACCTGCTAGATATCCCAAACCTTTAAGGATACCCTTAGTATCGTTTACAGTTACCTCTAGTCCCTCCTCCCACTCCCCAGAGACCTTTTTACCTGACTCTCGGTAAGCTGTACGGAGCTCCTCTTTGAGCTTATTAAGCTCGTCTCTTATAGCCTCCTCATTATTAAACATCTTCTAGTACCTGATAAGTTACTGCTATCCCGTCTACGTTATAGTCTAGCATATTAATTACCTCTACTGTACGCCATGACTCTATTAATATAGTCCCTGTACATTTAAGAGCCTCCTTAATTACCTCTATTGCTCCTGATAGTAAGGGCTGTATATCCTCTGTATACCTATCCTCATAAGACTTTTTGTCTATGTCAGAGCTAATAACTACCATAAAAGTACCTGCATACCTCTTAGAGTCTACCTGATTATACTCCGTAAAGTTCTCTGTAGTCTCTACAGGGTCTAAAATTAAATGAGTCTGTCCTGTAGGGATAGAGTCTAGTAGGTTCTGAAAATCAGAACGGGCATACATAAACTCGTATGAGTTGGCTGTAGCTATTGTCTTTAGTAAATCGTACATAATTTTTATTGTGTTAAGGTTTTCATTTTTGACATTTCGTACTCTAGGTCATCTATGACCGTATCCCTGTATAGTTTTGTAAATACATCTGCATAAATCAGCTTAAGGGCTTTCTCATATTTAAATATATCTCCTTTAGCTAGCTTATCCAGTACGTTATAAATACCAAACTTAGCTAATTTCTCTGCTCCGTTTACTGCCTCCCATTTTTGATTATATGCTTTACCAGTAAGAGAGGTACGCTCAGCTCTGGCTATCTCCTCTATCTGGTCTTTAATACTCCTGCTTAATCCGAAAAAATCTACTATTCTCATTTGCCCTATCTCATCCTCGTTTAACTTTTGCACTTTCTTAACGATTTCCTTAAGGTCATCTAAGCGTCCCTGCTGCATTAAATCTCTTATGTCCTGCACTTCTCCCAGAGTCATGTAAAAAACCTGCTGAGCTGTCTCCTTTGGTTTTAGGTAGGCTAAAAAGTCTATATACTCCTCTGCTACTTTAGGGTCTATAGTTAAAAAGTCTTTAAACTTGTAATTTACTAAGCTGTCCATCATGATACCCATTTTAAACTATTCCTTAATTTACTCGCATTACTCAGGAAATACTCAAAAGCGTACCTACTTGCGTCAGGACTATTATCTACGTCTGCAGCTTTGTTAGGTACTCCTAGACTTTCTCCCTGTCTGTTTTTAGCATAGCTATACTGTCTCCACTCCTCTATAGACTCCACGCTGCACGCTGTAATCATAATCCAGAAAGTATGCATTAAGTCTAATCCCTCCTGTACTAAGTTTTTTCTATGACTTATTACTGGTATCCTATAGCTAGCCATTTCTCTGACCATCTCAGGACGGGCTGAGTCTGCCACAATGACAGAGCTCATAAGCTCAGGGTCTTTTAAGATATGCCTTGCTATATCCTGAGCTGTCATGTTCTTTTCAAAAAGAGCCTGCTTTAATACTATAGTCCTCTTTTTAGTTGCCTGAGGATTATCATACTCGTACAGTTTCATTATGCAGGTAACATGAGTAAATCCAAAGTCTAAGCCTGCTCCTAAGTATCTAGCTGACTCTGGTACAGTTTCTACTATCTCCCACTCTGTACCCTCCTCGAAAATTACTCCGTCTACTACTCCTAGCTCTCCTAGTCCTAGTACTCTCCATTTGTTTACCCAGTAAGGAGACTTACTCTCCTCTGCTCTCCTCTTATAATCCATGATAGAGGCAAGCTCCTGAGCAGGGATATACTCATTATGGATATACCATAGCTTTAAAAACTCTACGTTAGGCTGTCCTATGTATTCTCTATGTACCCAAAACTCAAAACTAGGGTTATAATCTAGTACAGTCCATTCTGAGGTACGTCCCTGTAGTTCTATGAAAGTATCTAGGGTTAGTCCTGTAGCCTCATTAACGTATAAATGAGTACGTCTAGAGCCTAGTCTACTCTCCTGTCCCAGTACTGAGAAAAATTCTATAGTATTAGTACCGTATGTATAAGTCCTGTCTGTCCTGTTTACTTTAAACTGGTCATAAAGTCCCATATCTTTAAGTATCATCTCAAAATCCCTAAGAGCTCCTGTCTTAAGATTGGGTAGAGACTCAGCTACTACAGATAAAATAAGGTTATCCCTATTAGATATAGCTAGCATGATAAATATCTGCAGTATACTTACAGTCTTACTACAGCCTTTACCTCCCTGTACTACCCTTATAGGAGCTCTCATTTGAGCTATCATCTCAAAAGCAGTAGAGTACTTATATTTATTCTCCTGACTCATCTTTTTGCTCTATAGTTATAGGGTTATTTATGATACCGTCTATTAATTTCTGCTGCTTTTTATTGCCCGTATTGATATAAATAGTAGGGCTGTTAGGGATAGCTACCTTAGGAGGCTCTCTCATGTCCTTAAATTTCCGCTCCATTACGAAACGAGCTCCAAGAGCGTTTTTAGTATTAGGGTCTATTACCTTATCGTAAAGCTCCATTTTTTGCTCTACCCTAGCTACAGCTAAATACCCTCTAAACTCCTCTGCCATTTCCTGAGGTACGTCCTGTATGCCCTCTACATTGTTCTCTACTGTAGGAGATTTCCATCTCTCAAAGGTACGCATAGTAACTCTGTACTTAGGAGGTAATTTGAAATTGATAATAGTAAAGAGCTCCGTATCCGTTAAGATAGTAGCTCTGTCCTCCTCCTCTATAAACTCTTTGAGAGCTTTAAACCATCTTTTAAACTTGGTTTTAGGCTCTAGCTTTTTCATTGGTCTTTTACCGCTCATAGTATTACTGTCTTAAATGTTCAAAATATAACCAAGCCTCTTGATTACGTCTTTTTGTCAGTCCCTTTAGTACTCTACCTCCTGCCTTATTCCATCTGCTAAACTGGTACTTTATATCCTCGTCATCTGGGTTAGCAAGCACTCTTTTAAGCAGCGTACTGCTCTTAAATGCATGGATACCTACATTATAAGCAAAGATTACCAGAGCGTCAAACTGATTAGGCTCTAAGCAAACGCTCATTGTAGCCTCCTTTACCCCTTTCTCAAAATGGGCTAGTATGCTTTTTAAGAGCTTTTCTCCCTCTGCCTGAGTAATTGGGTCATCCTGCATAGAAACTCTCGTACCGTCCAGATAAAACGTATTACCGTAGCCGATAGTAGGCACTCCTGCAGAGTCTAAATATGGATGGTTTCTCCATCCCTCCAATTTCTTAAGTAAAGATAATCCTTTGTTAGTTACTTTCCAAAACATATTAAGCTAATTTATTAACATACCCATAATAAAGCTCAAACTCATCTAAGGCTACAGCGTCAGTCCACGTAATAGAGACTGCATGAGCTACAGTAAAATCTAGAGCTGTTTTTTCTCCTCCAAATATCTGAGGGTTAGTATCTCCTATTCTGAATATACCTGACCATTTCATAGAGCTGCTAGATATCCTCATAATATCAATATCTACATTCCAGTCATGAGCCGTACCTACTCCTGCTATATTTAAGTCTCCTGTTACTAGGTTAGTACTAAATCCCTGTACGAATATAGTAGGAGTACCTGTAGACTTATCTACAGTACCTCCGTATTTTATATGTAGAGCCTGTCCGTCTACCAGTAAAGCATTTTGTAAGCTCATATTGCCTATGTTAGCATAAGCTGTACCTCCTGCAGCGACCTGAGAGAAAGGGGCTATCCTAGTATCAAAAAGCAGGTTACTACCTCCTCCTCCTATTAATCCGTCTGCAGGGTTAGCGTATAAGGCAGCGTTTAATCCTACCATAGCTAGCTCTTGACTTGCAAAGCCTACCCCTCCTACTGTAAACTCCGTATAAGGAGTAGTACCTAATAGCTGTAGCCTACTATCAAATATATGATAGATAGCTATATTAGTACTACCTACTCTTAAGGGTACGTAAGTTCTAGCATATTGCTTACCATTTAGAGTAAAATATACTCCGTTTACTACTATTGCCTGAGCCATTTCTTTATTTTATTTATGTTATTAACAAACTGCTTTACTGCCTACTACCCCTAAAGTACTTATAGTAAATCTATAAAATGTACCTCCATCTCTGTATTTATACCATTTTCCTGCACCGTTAAATGCTGTACAGCCTCCTGAGTCAGAGTAAATCTTATCTCCGTTAGCAGGCTGAGGAGCTGCTCCGTCATGATAATAAGATACCTCGTAAGTGTCTAAGCTGCTACAGGCACTAGAGGCACTAGTCCACCCTAAGAAACTACTAGTATTAGGTCTAAAAGGAAATGAGGCTACTGTAGTACAGGCATGACTATATCCTCTAAAAGCCTGTAGATTATTACTAGATATAGTACCGTATGTAGGATTAAAACCTCCTGCATTAGCATTAGCAAAGCAATCTAAAAGAGAGGATGCTGTAGGCAGTCCTATCTCTGATATTACTGTACTTAATGATATTGGTAAAGCTGTACTAATTGCCATTATCCTAATAATTGTTTAACTAAAAATTCTAATCTATCTACTCTGTCCTGTAGCTCCTCTACCTGTCTGTCTTTCTCTGCCATTTTAGCGATAAGTACCTTAGTATAACTAATAGACTTTACCCCTTTATCGTCATGCTTTACAAACTCAGGGTTAGTAAGCTCTAAGTCCTGAGCTACTAGACCTATATCCTCCTTACCTCCGTCTTTCCATTTGTATTTTACCCAGTTAGTAGTAATCTTATAGTCTCCTAGAGCTCTAATATCTGTCTTAAGCCGTCCGTCAGAGGTAGCGTTATGGTCTGTAGCCGTACAGTCTCCTGTAGTAGTAGTACCTCCGCTAGTTGTCTGTAATTTAGCTGCTCCATTATAATAAAGTACTAGTCCTGCATTTTCTGTATATAGTGCTATCCACTCATTATTAGTATCATCGTAAAGCCCTAGATTATTATCGTCTCCCATTAAATTCCAAAGCTGCCCAGAGTCCTTATCTATTATTTGTAGCCCATACCATGCAGCAGAGGCGTTATAATTCATAGACATAAGCCCTGAGCGTCCTACAGCGTTCTTAAGCAAATGGTTATCTATCTCCATATCCTGATGAGAGTAGGTAACTCCTGCAGCTATTTCTATTCTCTCTGTAGTAGAGCCCTGTCTAGATAGATATAAATTCTCATTATGAGAGCGTACTACTCCCGTATCTACGTTTACTCCTTTTTGGAAATAAAATAAAGGTCTGTCTGTATAGAAATGAGCATAGCTAGTATTATTACAGCCTACCTCTATGTATCCATTACTATTTATGATACCTAGTAAGCTAGTAGATACTGCCTCTCCATCTGCTAGCCTCATAGATGAGCCTGAGCCCGTTAGACTCCATGACCTAAAGGCTAGCTCATTTGCTCCGTTATCTATCTTTAAGGTACTTACTGAGTTACCAAAATGAAAGTCCTCCGTAGCTGAGTTAGTTTTAAAGTAAACGTCGTTACTCGCTGTACCTGTTATACCATCGTTAGCAGCAGAGGCTAAACTTACAGTAAGACTCTTAAGCTCGCCATCCTGAGATAATATAAGAGTAGGGTTATGGGTCTCAGTTACGTTATCTGTATCAGATTTTAAATGCAGGGTAACGTCATCCTTACTAGATAAAACCCAACTTACAGGAGCGTCCTCTCCCTCTACAGTAATATTATACTTACTGCTATGTATTACATCAAATATAGGCTTAGCTATAGTCCCTACAGGCTCAGTAGCTTGCTCTATATCTGTATGTAGTGTATACGTAGCTCCGTCTGTAGCATGGATAGTACCTAATAACGTAGCAAAGGTAGCTACTTTTACCCATATCTCATAATCTGAGGTAGCTATTTTTAAGGTTTTAACCTCTGTTATTACATTCTCTAAAGGATGAGAATTTCTGTAAGCAGTTACTAGTACGTTATCTGTGGTACTACCTCCGTTACCTACTGTTATATATAAGTCTACTGCTCCTGTAGTATTTTCGTCTGGGAAAGTACCTGATGAGCTGTATCCTGATGCACCAGTTAAAGTAATTCTGTACCTTTCTGCAGCCCCTCCCGTAATGTTAGCTACCTTTACCCACTCATTAGCAGGGCTGCTAGAGTTATTTACTACAGTCCACGTCTCTACAGTAGCAGGTAAATTACCAGTATGCCAAATATCGTATGTACCTGTAGGATTAGTATACTGCAGTAATGTAGTACTTACCCTTAAGTATGACTCAAAGCCTGCCCCTCCTGTAGAGTTGCCTCCAAAGAGATAGTTTCCGTCTGTACTAGACGTACCTATTATCATGCGTCCAGTCTGACCATCTCTACGAGCTGTAAAGAAACCATTTTGCAGGTCTATGTCTGCCTGAGTAGCTCCGTCATCTATTATAAGCCCTCCTGTCATAGTATCTCCGTCTGAATCTACGAGCCTATGCCAGATTTTATCATCCATTTTCCTAAAATAGAATCCTGCTCCTCCTGTTCTACGTACTGCTATCTGAGCCCCTCTAGCATTGCCTCCTATATCTCCGTTAGCTATATGTAGTAGATATCCGTCATTTACTCCGTCTGGTACATTAGCTGAGCCTGAGGATACTGGTCTGTAAAAAACTGACTGCCCAGTAACGTCTATAGTATTTAAGTCTACTATGTCATAAGACTGTAGCCCGTCCTGAGAGCCTAAGTTATCTATATTTCTGTCTACCCACGCAGTACCGTTATGCATTAAAAAGTCAAAAGCTGTAGCTGCAGTAATGGTAACGTCTGTAAGGTCTGGTAAAGTGCTAGCTCCTCCTGAGTTATCATCTACGTACTTTTTAGTAGCTACGTGATAGTCTAGGGTAGGAGTAAATACTGTAGTATTGGTAGTACCTGCTAAATTCGAGGCAAAGTCTGTAATATTAGCTACTAAATGAGTATGAGAGCTATCTGCTTTAGCTGATAAGAGGCTGTTTACCTCTGTCTTAGTGTAAGCGTCAGTAATGCCAAAGCCTGACAATGTAGTAGGCTTAGAGGTTAAGGATGCAAAAGTATGAGTATGTCCTACTGCTGATTTATTGCTTAGTGCTACGTCTAGGTCAGTCTGATTAGATAATAGCCCTCCAATATTACCCCAGTCTATAGTACCTATACCTCCTCCTCCTACAGAGGCATACTTATAAATGACAGGTAAGAGAGCCGTCATAAGAGCGTCCTCATCTAGCCACCCAGTTACAGCGTCTACAGTAAACTCTGAGAAAGGGGTAGAGGCTAGTATCTGCTGACAGGTATCGAAAGAGTTATAAATACCTATTTCAGTACTTATAACTCCCTTTAAAGGTACGTAAATTTTGGCATACCTAGTCCCGTTCAGCGTAAAATAGTTAGTATCTACTGTATTAATTACTACTGCCATTTAGGTATTTTTATTTGTTTAAATCTGAGGGTAGCCTACAGTCTCTATTAGTGCACTTTTTTTCGTAGTAGTCCAGACTTCTAGACTGCTTTTGTATAAATATTTTTTGCTCCTTTACAAGTTTATTGAGCTCCTCTATCTCATTCTTAAGCTCCTGTATAGTAGTCTCGAATCTTATTTTAGTATCATCCAAAAGCTCCCTGTATATCCTTATCTCATGCTCTACATTACTTAGCTGCTTTCCCTCTAAGTCCTCAGCAGAGGAGTTAATATCTAGTATACTCTGTCTTTTAAATAGCTTAGATGATATGTAGTCTTTATTCAAAGCTATAATAGTGCTTACCGTACCTATTAAGTAAGGTATTAAATCTTTTAACTGTTCTGAGGTCATGCGTTCCATGAGTTTTTAATGTTAATGATTAGAATAACTTAAAGGTTACTCCTGCCTGCAGAGTTCCCTGTAGGTCATAACCTAAAGTAAAAACTCTCTTTTTATCTACTATATTTATCATACCTCCTAGAGTCGGACTCTGCCCTACCTGAGTAGGCATAATTAAAGAGCCTCCTGCATATAGTCCCTTTCTAGTCTTAATAGGTACTTGTATTTTTTGTTCTTTGGTCTCGTACTTAATAACCTGCTCCCTCATAAATCCGTTTACTCTGGTCTCTACTGTAATAATCTGTAGGGAGTCATCTAAGAGCTCTACGTAATCTCTTTGTCTGGTAGCATCAATGAAATTATTTAACCTACTGAGGCTATCTTTCTGGGCTAAATATGCCTTTACAAGCGTATCGTTAAGAGGGTTATTTATCTTAATGCTTTCAAAATTGGTTAAGACTACCTCTTTTTTACCCTCGTTAATAGGTTGAGGGGTAGTAATTACCTTTGTATTTCTACGTACTGGTAGAGTTACCTCTACTATTTCTACGTCTTTCCTTACCAGTAAGAACAGGAGTACTAATACTCCTGCCCATGCTATTAACTCTCTACCCTTTACCATTTTACTGTACTTTATTTGTTAAACTTCTCTTTTATTTTAGAGTATACCTGTCTTACAAGTCTTAAAGCTCTTTTACGATTATGCTGTATAATCATACCTGCTAATACTCCTAGAATGAAATTACTCATACTATGCCGTCTTAATGTAAACGTCTACAGTTACTACGTAATTTACTGCAGCATTGCTTAAAAAGTCCGTATCCTTACTGACAGCTATATTACTCCTGAGAGTTTTAAAGTCTATCCAATAATCTACAGTATTAGTAGCTATATAGTCGGCTGCCATTATGTCATCTACCTGCTTAGCTATACCTATAGTAGCGTTATTGATAATAGCCAGTAAAGTAGCTGCTTTGTCTGCCTCGTCTACAGTAGCCTTTAGAACGTTTAAGGTCATTGTCCTTACATACTCCTCATCTGAGAAAGTTGTAACTGCAGGAGCTACAAATGTAGAGGGGATTAATTGAGATGGTATAGAAACTCTAGTACCTTGATTAGTTAATGCCATTTTGTCAGTATTTTTATTAAGTTAAAATTAGATTATGCTCCATTTAGAGCCTCTGTTTACTATATTGTCGGTCTTACAGTCCTCCTCAGACTCAAAGTACCTGCTAAAAGTAGACTTATTCTCGTTAAGGAATAGGTCTATAAACCTTAGTTTTGCGTCAGCGTCCCTCTTTGCATTTAAAGTAATCTGCTTAAGCCTCTCATCTGATACGGGCTCTGAGTCAGGAGTACTCTTTACGGTCATTCCAAAGGGAGTAAAATTACTATTAATCATCTGAGCGTATCGAGCATAAGCATAATCAGCGATAAGAGCCTTTACTCCCTCATGGATGAAATTATTACCGTTAATAGTAAAGGTAGAGCCTGCAAAGAGCTCAGTCCATGCCGTTACTACAGAGTCTTTATTTTCTACTACGTCAAAGTAGAAATTACCTAAGGCATTATACAGGTCTACAGTCTCAGCTAACTTAATAGCCTCCTCTGCTTTACTGGTATCTATTTTGCTACCTATATCTCTTAGAGATTTAAGCTCCGTCGTTGTCAGTATTGGCATCTGTATTATTTTGTACGTTAATAAATGGGCTTTGTATAGTTAAGTCTGCAGGGAAATCCTCATGCCAGTACTTACCTATCATATTAAAAGCCTCCTCGAATATGTCTCTATCATCCTCCCTAGACTCCCAAAGTATTTGTTTCATACTGGCTATCATAGCTGCACTATCTCCAAATAAAGTATTATCTGAGAGGTCTAAAAGTGCTCTAGGGATAGCATAAGCTAAAGCTATATTCTTTTTAGCTTGCTCATCTGAGTACTTAAAAAGCTCGTCGTTATACTCAGAGCTTAAGTCTCCTAGAGTAAAGTCCTCTTTTAGGTCTCCTGTAGGAGATGAGCTCTCTAGTAGTA